TAAGTATTACACTCAGTAGTACCCACGGGTTGAATAAACTAAACATTACTTTGAATCCAACTTCTTTACAAGTTTCTGCACCTTGATCTCGGTCTGTCGTATATCCATGTACATCCACATCAGCACAGGCATAAAGAACAAAACCACACACAACAAGACCACAATCACGATGACGTAGAAGGTATCATCGTCAGGATCATCATCCACATCCACAGGATCACTAGGGTAACTACTACTCCGATTGTTACTCTGTGTTTGATTCGGTTTATAACCAGTCTTCGTTGCCATGCCACTGCCTTCTTTCTGTCCGATTCCTCTTTTCGTGCCAGTTGCTGTTGGTTGGCAATGTGTCCAAGCATTTTGTTTACACGGCTATAAAGATCCTTAAATTCAGGTGGAACGTGGTACACCATGTACTCTCTCAGTTCCTCGTTTAACTTCTCCATCTGCAAGTCAGCAATTACCAACTTGATTGCAATGTCCTGTCCTTCTTCGTCCCCTACCTTAGATGCTGTTGTCTCTTGCTCTTCTTTGTAGTGTTTCAAGCCATTGTAGGCATGAAAGAACTTGGTCAAAGCATCAGCAACTTGGGCGTAAATCTGGTTCTCATCAAACTCAGGAGCCTTCTTCTTTACCTTTTTAGTGGGCTTTTCAACAGATTTTTGTTGAATTGCTTGTTTCTTGCCACCAAAAAGACCAATTAAGAAACCCCATACTCCTTTGGCATCCTCTTGAATACCCTTGAAATCTCCTACTACTCCATCAAGCTCATTCTTTGCATCGACAATGTACTGTCGCCCCTCCTTATACATCTCGCAAGACTCTTTAACGAGCTTGAAAGCAGATGAAGCAAGGGCAACAAGTGTGAATGGATCCACATGACTTTAAGGCTCAGTAGGCCATGTCATCGTCCAAGGAAATCCTGTTGCTGAAGGCAAATCCCTTAATGCTTGGCGGTATGTAGCCCATGCAGTTTTGTCTGCGGTGCTGTCGGCAATCTGTGTCCAGTCGCAATCTTTAAGCTTTTCAGTACGTGAGTTGCGTACATTTTTAGCTTGTTCAGCGTCTTTCATTGCATGGTATTCAGCTTCGTTTTCAGCCGCAGTTTTAGCTGGGGTGTCATCGTGTGCAGGTGTGTCCGTAAAGATTGGGCCGAGTACATATTTTGTATGCCAGACACCATCAATCTGTTCTACACCTTGACGCATAGAGTATTGATACACCGTACCGCCAGATGCTTGTGGGCCTTCAAGAACGATATCTGCGCCCCAATCACTGATGTTCTCTTGAGTAAGAGGAGTGGGTAAACCCAAGCCTTGATGCAAGCGTCTGAATTCATCTTCAAACATGACCTGACCTGATTCTCTGATTCTGATTTCCATTTTTATGCTCCTTTAAGCAATTGCTAAAAATATGTAAGTTGCTGAACTTGTATTTATACCCGTTAATATTGATTCATTAAGAGTAAAACCACCTGTAGTTGTTGTGACTGAACCAAGAGTGGCAGTCTCTGCTGCCGTGCTATTTAAAAACAAATATGGGTCTGTCAGCGTTGTCATGCCACGGGCTGTGTCGTAGACATACCAATTACCAGTTGCATCTGTGCGTTTGATTAAGACAAACCTTGCGCCACCTGTAAATCCACACGCTATAGCCTGAGTTGTTCCGTTACCTGTGTATGTTCCAACTTTAGATACTCCTGCACAAGTGGCAAATAGGTAGGCAACAGCAGTAGTTCCAGAAGTAAAATTTGCACCTCCAGACATATACATAGCAGTAGATGTCCATGTAGCTGTGTAAATAGTTGCCGTAGCAAGCGCATTTGTGTTGTTTAGAAAAAGATTGTTGTTATTGTTTGCCGCATTAAATCCAACAATTGTTCCGCCTACAAACCATGAACCAACGCCACTACGTTTTTTTAAAATAATTAATTCTGGTATGGCTTGCAAATTATGGTTAATTGTGAAATCTGTAGCAGAACCGTTAAAGCAAACCTCATCAAAGAATGATGGAGCACGAGCAAAAGCCCAGTTTGCACTAGATGCACCAGAAAGAGCCAAATAACCAACATTACTATCGTATTCAAAACTTGTATCACTTGCTTCTGCGGCAGTTGTATTGGTGAACATATACACCTGACCTTGCAATCTGCTACTTAAAAAGTTATTTCCAGTTGTTGTTTTATTTGTTCTAACAATGCCCATATCAACAGGGAAATTTGTAACTACACAAGGGAACGAACCACTTGAGTTTGGAGACTGTGGCAAAAACACCTTAGTTGCATCAGTAGGCACTTTCATCGGGCCTCTGCGTATGGCTATGTAGATGTAGGTTTGATCTGCAAAATTAGTTATGTTAAAACCAGTTGAAGTAGGCTTTACATAGTAATTTGTAGCAAAACCTTCAGCATCAGATGTATTTGGGAATAACTTTGCATAATTAGTGTTATCCCAACTACGCATCGTATCAAGTAACTGCCAATTATCTGAGGCTGCTGTGTTTTTGATAAGAATCCATTGAGGTTCGTACCCAAGGTTAACGGTTGCGTTACCGCTTGAAGGCGTAAAAGACCCACAAGTAATTACATTGTCTGTGCCAGTTAAGCCAAAGCCTCCTGCGTTGGATGCAAAGATGTAGGCTACATAAGTGCCGCCAGATGCGTTAACTTCTGTGTAACTTCCTCCAATAGATGCAAGAGTAATGTAAGTTGCTTCTGGAATTGAGTATCCGTTATTTAAACCAGCCGCTGAACCATCAGCATTTGTTAGGTTTAAAAGAAGAGCCGCAAAACCAATAGACGCACTATTAGAAATAGATCCACCAGTACATCTAGTAGATACTTTCCAGTTTGCAGTTGTATCGGTTCGTTTAATAATTACCATTCCTGGCGTTGAGCCAAGTGTGTGGCTTATTTGACGATTAGCCGTTCCATCACCTGTCCAAGTCACAACATCAAAAAACTTAGGTTGTTTTCTGAATGACCATGAGACAAGATTTTCACCAGAAGCGTAGTTTGTTCCAACACCACCTGAGTCTGCTCTTAAGGTAAAACCATTTGAGTTAAATGACGAAATACCAGCGCCATTTTCAGGATAGCCTGTTTGTTGTGTGGCAGTTGAATTTGTATAAAGAATGCGACCACTTGTAAGTCCACGGGCAGAGTCAACAACAGCATTGTTGTAAGCGGTCACTCGGTTTTTCATCCAAACCATGCCACCATAAGTTGATAAGTCTATGCCGTTTGTAATAGTTTGTGTTGCGCCTGTGCCCGTATAAAGCCATGTGCTAAACACATCCTCGATGTAATTGAATGGCCCACCGAAAGGCCAGATGCCTGCTTGCTGTGCTTGATCTTGTTGGTCAAGTGTCCATATCCCAGACGCAGACGAAGTCGTAGGTGGTGTGTAATTTTTAGTAATGATCCCGCCCGGAAATTTCGTACTCATGTTGTGTCCTTATGCGATGGCGAGGAAAATGTATGTACCACCAGATGCGTTAATACCTGCGGCTGTACTGACAATTTGGAACCCAGTGGTTGCTGTGTAAACCGAGTTGGCGTTTACTTCAGCAGCAGAAGAGTTAAGAAGCAACGATGGGTCTGTGCCTGAAACCATTCCTCTAGCGGTATCCCAGACGTACCAGTCGCCAGTAGAGTCAGTACGCTTGACCATAACCCACCTAGCCCCACCAGAGAAACCGCAATCGACAGTTTGTGTTGCGCCTGTTCCTGAATATGAGCCTACTTTGGAAACACCAGCGCAGGTTGCAAAGAGGTAGGCAACATATGTGTAATTCGTAGAGCCGTTTACGGCATCAAAATCACCAACCGTAAATGTAGTGCTAGTGGGTGTTGTGTTAGACCATGCGCTAATACTTGTTGCTGAAGCCGCAGTTGTATTTAAATTTAAATATTTTGTATTTCCCAATGAAGAACTGTAAACAAACCAAGGTTGTGCGGCGGTAGCTCTGATTTTAACAATCATCAACTCAGGAACTGCCCCAAGGTTATGACTTAATTGAAGCGGTCTAACTCCCGTCCCTGTATAGCAAACCTCATCAAAGAATGATGGGGCGCGTCTAAAGTTGTAGTTTACAAAAGTAGCGCCTGAATAGTTAATACCATACCCGCTACTGTCACTTCCTAAACGGTAGCCATTTTGAACATCAAAACCAGTTAATGTATTGGGAGCGGAAAATTCAGCGGCAGTATCACCTGTGTATATTGCTCTTAATGCCCCTCTAAGCCTATCAAAATCAATTGTTGATTGTCCAAGATAGCCTGTTCTATTAAATGCCCAAGCCATATCTACAGGAGTTATGGCTGTTGTTACAGTTGCGTTTGCACCAGTACCTGTGCGAGTGGCTGGCTCAAACACTTTAGTCGCATCCGTAGGCACTTTCATCGGGCCACGCCGTATTGCTATGTAGATGAATGTTTGTGATGCAGATGTTGCGTTTGAGTTGAATCCTGTAGAAGTTAAATTAATGCCAGTTCCATAAGTACCAACATCTTCTGCTCTTGATGAATTAGCGGCTAATGGATTGGAATCACCAGTAGCAACAAATCCACGCATATTATCAAACATTCGCCAATCAGATGTAGTTGAACTGGCTTTAGTCATCAACCACTGTGGTTCATATCCTAAATTAACAGTAGCATTACCTGATCCATCAGTAGTATAAGACCCACAACTAATAACATTATCTGTACTATTTAAACCAAAGCCTCCTGCGTTGTGGGCAAAGAGGTAGGCAACGTAAGTGCGGCCTGAAGCGTTTATGTTGTCATTTGTTCCAACACCAAAATCTGTGCTTGTTGGCTCAGTTGAGCCGAATTCATTATTTTGGCTTTGCACAGCCGCTGTGCTATCAAGACGCAAA